CAGGTGTAGTCCTTATCAAGGAAGGAGCATTTGTAGCTGATCATAATAACTATAATATTGATAAGAACGTTCTTGAAAACTTCTTACCATCAGCGACACAGGACAGATCAGTAAGAAATATTACTGAGATGAATGGATATACTCCTCAATACTATATTTCAGCGAATGGAGAAGTAACATTTGTTTATAATAAACCTGAAGGAGATGATAATGATGATTTATTCTCAATACCTGCCTTCACTTTTGTTATTTCAGATGCTGATGAAACTGTATCATATACACAGATTGAAGATTTAGCAATTTCTGGTTCAGGCATTCCATCATCTTGCAGATTTATTGAAGGTACTTTACAAACATTATCTATTAATGATACATCTACAATTTCACTTGAAAATTTAGATGACAATAATAGATTGTATTTACCTGAAACAATGGTTGCTCAAAATGGTATTTATATTAAAAATATAAATACTGAAGATTATGAAGGATTCTGGAGTCGTAATAATTATTTATTAACTCAACCTTTAGGATCAAGAGTCTATAAGATTGATTATGATTCAACAAGAATGCTTCCTTATATTGAATTCCCTACAGATATTGCAAATATAATAGGTGATGGTCTACAAATTCAATACATCGCTACTTCAGGAATTCAAGGAAATGTAAGTGCAGGAGCCTTAACTAAAATATTAAGTCCTTCAACATTTACTGACATTGGTGATGAAGTAGAAAGATCATCTGAGAATTTTACAGTGTATAATGCTGGATCAATTGTTAATGGTAAAAATCCTGAAACAATAAATGAAATGTATCAATCTTTCAGAAGAGTAGTTGGTACATTTGATACTCTTGTAACATGTAAAGATTATGAAAACAAAATTTACATGCTTACAGATAATAATGATAATCCTCTTGTATCTAATGTTTATGTAACTGACAGACGTACTGATTATAATAAATCTGCTCAAGTTATTTCATGAGATATTGAAAATAATTTTAAGAGATTTAAGACTATTAGTACAAAAGATTGTGCTTTACATTTTAAAGGAAAGAAAGATACAATTGCAGAAATAATGGATTCATCTGGAAATCCTGGAGATATTTGATATTGTGATGAAAATGAAAAACTTTATTGCAATATGTCTAATATAAGCTCAATTGTAAATTTTGTTGCATTAGAAGATGGCAGTATAAACTTAAACGACTTTGCAGTTTTAACTCAAGCAATGACACCATATGACTTAGTTTTATATGGACTTAAAGCATTTGCAATGAGTGATTACAATGCTAGTCAATATTGAGTAGCATTAAATAATTCATTTACTCCAATTTCAGAAGCTGTAAGAGATGAAATAAAAGCCGATATTGAAGAAGTTAAATGTATTTCACATACATGAAATGATCCAACTGATTCTGATGTTTACTGTTTTAAAAACTATGCACCTTTAAATGTTTTAATTACTCCTTATAGCAAAGTAACTGAAGTTGAAAAGAATGAAATATTAGACAATATTCGTAGGGCTATTTCTGAAAATTTCAATCCTAGAAGACTCGAGTTTGGAGTTAAATTAGATGTTGAGGATATTGAAAAAGTAATTGTTGCTTCTGATTCAAGAGTAAGAAGAGTTGATATTCTTCCTATAGAATATAGATCAGTAGCAATGAAGACTAATGGTACTAAAGTTACAGAAACTCCAGTAGAAGGAGATATTCTTTTAGATTTAGTTGCTAAGAATGTACTTGCTGGTCGTATTTGTTTATTTGACTTTAATGAAGAATTTGATTATGAATATGGTCAGCTTAATGGTGAAACATATAAAAATCAAGATTCAGTTAAAACTGAACTTTATATTCCATTAACTACAAGTTCAGATCAGACAGCTGAACAAGAGGGTGAATCAAATGTACAGAGATCAACTCTTAGATTTAAATCTACAGGTTCAAACTATAAGTATTCATTTATAATTCCACCTGATTCAGGAAGTGGTACAAAATCTTATTCAATAGGAAATAACTTGGGATATGAGTTAGGAAAGAATAAGAATGGAGAAAAAGATTCATTCATTCTTTATGAATTAGATGGAAATAACAGTAATAAAATTATTAAAACTACAACGTTCACTAGTGCTCTTGATACAGTAGTTCAAGTAGTAAATAAATTAGATGAAGGTAGTTTGGTAACTACAACTAGCAAAGCAATGTTGCCTGCTGGTGATATTATTATTACAAAAGATATTAATACTAAATCAATAGAATCAGGTGTTGTTAATATTGATTATACTCTTAATAAGAATGAAGCTATTCAAATTATCTATCCTAATTATTATTCAGATACAACTTACTCTGTATATGTAAATTATAGATATATTGGTGCAGAAAATGATTCAATAAAAGCAAATACAGATCATACACTTAAATCAAGTGAAAAGATTGTTTTAGTATATTCTAAAGATGGTACTCAGTACACTGATATTCTTTATCCAGGAGATGTTGTTTATTCTTCATTTGATTTAATACCTACAGATCAATCAGCTTCTGTTGGCACTAAGAAAACATGAACTGATAAAGTAAGTGGTGATACTTATGCTGATCAAGCTTTCAAGACATTAACTACAAATCAAACAATCTCTAAGAGAAAGTTAATGACTACAAAATTAAATAGTACAGGTATCTGGTGTTATTGGATTGTTAACAGCGATGCTGAAGGTAATAACGTATTATTTAATGGAAATGTTAAGACAAGAATTTTAAGAAGCAATGAATATTTCATTTATACAAATTCATCTTTAAATGAAATGATAATCTTAGGTTCTGGTACAAAACTTGAAAGAACAGATTCAGATGATTCTCAATGGTCAATTCCTGCTAATACACTTACTATAGAATCAATTTCAAATACAGGTGTTTCAACAGCAATTCCATGGCAAAAGAATATTAATTTTGCAGCTACTCCATTCTATATTACAGAGATGAATATTATCACTTTAGGTGAAACTGATAGTATTAAAATTATTGGTTGATCATCTAAATATATGCCTAGAATAATGGATGGACAAACTATAAGTGAATACGCATTTAATAGAAATGGATACACTTATATAAATGATAATGAAGGACTTAACGTAGAAGATGGATTCTCAATGTGCGATGGATCAATTATTTACACAGTAAATGGTACATCAACTACTTTGCCTTCTTTAACTAATTTCTATGAAATTAAATCAAGACTTGATTTAAATGTTGGTCCTGGAATTGAACAACAATTAATTACTTCAGTAGATACTGGAAGTGAAGAGATCATAAGTTCACAAAGAGTAGTATTTGATGTTAGCGGATCTGATGTTGTTGTAAGTGCTGAAAATAGAGCTAATTGTTATATCCAGGCTTCAGCAAATTGTGTTAATATAGGTAACATTATAAACTTATCTCAATTAACAAACTTCTTCTCTTATACAAAAGATGAAACATCTTATGCAAGAGGAGTTAAGATTACAAATGCGATTACAGAACCTATAAAATATCCATTCTATTGTGAAGATATTTCTTCTAAAGAATATATAGTTCCAATTCATATGACTGGATCAGAGGTTCCTGTAACAGTTTGGTTTGAAGCAACTGGACCAAGTGGAAGTCCTTCATATTCATCATCACAAATACAAATATCAGATTATAATGCAACATCACCTGCACAAAATATAGTTTTAACTGGAAATACTTCATATTATTTGAAGCCTACAGCTGTGCAAGGAATTCCTAACACATTGGAATTATATCTATGCATTCAATGGACAGGAAGAGCTGAGACAGAGAATGAATCATTATTTATTGATGATCTATGTGTTATAGATGGAGTTAATCCTGATATTAATATATTTAATAATGATTCTGGTACTTCTTTGCAAAATTTAAATAGAAGAATATCAGAAATTATTAAAGGATCAGATCAACCTTCTATTAAGCCTTACTATCCATATAGATTAGATAATTCAATTGCTATGGATACAGTAGATTTTGAAAATGCCTATTCAATGTGGGATAAGAATAATATAGCAAATAAGATGACTATTGCTCAAATAGATTTACAAAATTCAACTATGGAAATTGTTAAGGATATGAGGAATGGGAGTTACTAATGATTGATATAGTAAAACAAACTCCATGGGAGTATAGTTCACAGTCAAGAGATTATCAAGTAATTGCTAGACTTTATACAGCATTATTCAACTATGTAAAAACTTACATAGATAATATGTCAATTTGGGATACTAATATAGATAACAGATTAACAATGTTACGTGCTAAAACATTAAATTTTGAACCAGATCATTCATGAGACTTGGATGATCTGGAAGCAGTAACAACTTGTTTTAAATATTTAATGAGAAATAAGGGTACTGTTAAAGCACTTGAATATTGTGTAGATATTTTAATGAGAATTGAAAATATTGTAGGTGAATCATTGGATGAAGTTGTTACAATGTCAAATTATAATGTAACAATAAGAGTTCCTGAAGATTTATTTACATTAGGTATCATTGAAGATTTAGTTAAATATTTGTTGCCTTCGGGACTTACTTACAATATAGTTAAGTATAAATCATATAATTTGCGTGATATTGTTTATACAGATATCTACTACAATGAAAGAAGAATAAATGAAGGTGGAGATGTTGTTATAGCATATGAAAATTATCCAAATAATGATAGAATGTATGTAGGCACTGACAAAGCAACATCTCAGAAGATAAGTATTACAGGTAATGATGAACAAGGTAATATAGTTCCAAATCAGTTTATCGAAACATTTATCTATAATGATGAATTTGAAGTTCCGGAGGAATAATTTATGAGTAATAAAAAGAATAAAGAAGTAAAAACTGAGATTAAAAATAATGCTGTAACTCAGGGAAATGTTAAAATAACACTTATTAAAGGTGGAAAGAAAACAGGTCAAATTGTTACTCATAACACTGGTACTATATATTTATGTGAATATATTGCCCAAGCATTAACTGGAGATTACGTAATTGCTAAAAGACCTGGAATTGTAGTTCCATTTACAAAAGGCACTGATGGTAATCCTATTCCAATTGGAAATGGTTCACCTTATGTAAGTTCAAAGGTCGGTGCTAATGCGTCATATTGAGATACACATCAAGATACTGAAGGAAATGATGGTGGTTTCTGCACAACAGAAATCACCTTCCTAATTCCTAGTTCAATAATTTCAGGATCTATTATAAATGGTTTTCAATTATTGAGCAAAGATGAGAGTAGAAGAGTTTATGCAACAGTTGAATTACCTGCTCCATTGACAGTTTCTGGAGATACCAACTTAAAGATTGAATGGACTTTGTACGTAAGTTACAAATGAGAAATAGATCGTAATTTATAGGAGATAATACATGAGTAATTTTTTCAAAACAGCTAGTGTGGATATGTTTCCATCTGCATATAGAAAAGTAGAAACAAAAGGTAAATATACAAGTGAAGAGAATTTTGTAAATATAATTAATTCAGTTGTTGACTATGATAGATATGTATTATCTACTGAAGATTCTTTTCCTCGTGAGCCATTGAAGGTTGTATTACATGGCTATTATTTTGAAATAGAAGGTTTTAGCTTAAATACTTACCCTAATTTATGAGTCGGTATTAAAGTTGAACAAGGTGCAAATGCTCTTGTTGATTTTGATACAAGTTCTACGACAATAGATGAGAATGTTGATAATGGCAACTTTAAAGGACTAGCTTATACAACTGATGCTAATGGTTTTAATGTAAGTGATACTGCTAATTATAAGTATTACACACTTCAAGTTTCAAGTGGTGGATCATTAGTTAATCAAGTTAAATTTTCAAGTAATTCTATTTACTATAAAGGTGATAGAACAAGAAGTGTATCATCTTTGTTAGATGGAAAGCAAGATAAACTTACAGCAGGAAATGGAATTAATTCAAGTAAATTAAACAATAATGAAGTAGCATTGACGAAAGAGTTTAATGATACATTAAATAGCTTCTTTCAAAATCCTAGTGGTGGTGTAGGTAGTGCTGATCAGCCTGTTTATGTAAGCACTTCAGGAACTATGGCTGCATTATCATCTTCGTCTGGTGTACCTCAGACAAGCGGATCAAAGAATAGTGTTGATTATAAATATACACAAGCAGCATTAATTACTCAAGGTCATTTAATGAATAGTGGTGTAGCATTCTATGCGAGTAATGGTGATCCTCAACAAGAAGTTGGTAAGAATGGTGATTTTTGATTCAAATATACTAATTAAGGAGTAAATTATGGCAGTAACGGTAGCAGCTTCAAAGAGTAATATAAGTGGCTCAACAACTGCTGAATCAAGTTGAGTTGAAGTTTATAGATCAACAGCAGCCTCAGGTTGAAATTGATATTTACAAGCTAAAGCAGTTTGAACAATAACTAAATCAAATAATACTTATAGAGTATCATCTAAATATTATATAAGAATGATACTAGTATCAGGTACAACTGGTTCATCTACTTTAAATCCTACTGCTATGAGTGGAGGATCTAGGACAGGATTTGATACATTAGGTAATACAGTTGTATCATTTTCATCAAAAAGTATATCATCTTTAGCAAGTCAAACAACATTAGGACTTACAACAATTGCTGAAAAAGACGTCAGTAATGTATATACTGATACAACATCATCAGGAAGTCTACTATACTATATAAAACTAAAAATAACAACTGGTAGTACATCTGAATCAGTTAATGTTAATTTTACATTTAATGGTTCATTTTATGGTACAAAGATAAAAACATGAAATATAGAATACTATGCTAACAATGATTTTGGTGGTTCATACATTGATGGTAAAGTTGTACAAGATGGTAAATCTTATACAGTAAGATCAGCATATTCAAGATCATTTAGTCCTACATATTATAATTATAGTGTAGCATTTGATACAAGAGGTGGTATACCACAACCTGATACTAGAGATAAATCAACATCACAAAGTAGAACATATAAATTTGATTCTTGGAGTGGTACTAATCCAGGAACAATATTAACAGCCCATGATGATAGAAGATTTGTTGAACAATATCATACAGATTATGGATCACTTAACTATAAAACAATAGGTTCATTACCAACTGTTAATAAAAAAGGTTATATTAAAACTAATGAGTGATTTTATCCAAATGGATCATCAGCATCTCCATCTGATGAGGTAAAATCATCTACAACATTACACGCTGAGTGAAGTCCTCAGATGTATAAAATATCTTTCAATCTTAATGGCGGACAAATGCCTGAAGATATGGGCAAAATATCTGATTACACAGTAGATAAAACATATGCTGCAAATAGTGCAAGAACACCAAACTTTACTCCTTTAAGATTGGGTTATAGGTTTATTGGTTGATCAGATCAAACAAAATCAATAACTCCAATTGGAGTAAATGAATTTATACCAGACACATTTTATAATGCTATTAATACTGAATACACTAATAATAATGTTACATTGTATGCTCAATGAGAATATAATAACAATAAAGTAGATTGCTTATACTATTTAACAGATGATGAAAATGAACGAGTTAACACTGATCATTATGAATATAATATTGATACATCTACAATTGATCCACAAGGTGATAAAGCATTTATAATAAATGGACCAACATCAGTAAGAAGTGGTGATTATGTATTCTTAGGATGAGTAGATATAATGCCAGATGATTGAGATAAAAAAGATAAAATAAATAATGGATATCATGGGACATATGCAGTGCCTCCAGAAAAAATACTAGGTGTAAAAGGATACTTAGTTGATATAGAGTTACCTGTCTATATTAAGATTAAAAATTTTAAAAACTATAATGACTGGGGTGGTGAACCTGAAGTTTATTATGGTATATGAGCTAAGACTGGAAAGTACATGAAAATAAATGGTTCATGGAAAAAAGTTAATAAATGCTATGTCAAAATCAATGGAGAGTGGAAAATTGTAACTGACATTTGAACAAAGCAAAATAGTTCATGAAAGCATGAAATTTAAGAGGAGAAATCCTCTTTTTTTTTATTTTAGTTTAAAATTTAGACTTACTTATAGTATAATATATTTAGACAGATAGGAGTTTTATTATGAAAGATTTAACTGTGATTAAGTGCCCAGTATGTGGTACAAATTATTTACCTTCAGAGGTATTTTATCCAGAAAGTTTTTTCGGTAAACAGCAAGATATTACAAGGAATGCTTCAGGAGAAATTGAATTTTATTTAGGTGATGATCCAGACTATAATGAAGAATTTGTTTGTGAATCATGCTTATCGAAACTTAAAATACATGCAAATTTAATATTTAATGTTGAAGTTGATAATGGTGAAAATTTTGATGAAGATTACAGTACACCGATAAATAAGCCTAAGAAAATTAAACTTGATGAAACAGAGTTATTCTAGTGATTTATATAACAGAGATAAAGTCATTTAAATGTCCAGGTGAAACATCTTTAAAAATAGATTTTGAATATAATGCAGATATAATATCTATCTTAAAACAATCAGATGGGGCTATTTGGCATAAAACACAAAAATTCTGGGAAGCGCCAGCGAATCAGCTGGCTTTTTTGATTGATAACCTTACTTATTTAGATGATATTTCTTTTAGTTGCTTTGAAGATGAAGCAAAAAATAATTATGATTTAACATTAAAATATAAAACTGAGCCCTTTGATTATCAATTAGAAGGAATTAAATGAATGCTTAATAATCCTAATGGACTTTTACAAGATCCTCCAGGATTAGGCAAAACACTTCAGGTCATATATTTAGCAGAAGAATTAAAGGCACAAGAAAGTTATGAACATTGTTTAATACTTTGTGGAATTAATTCTCTTAAGAACAACTGGAAAAAAGAAATATTAAAACATTCAAATGAATCTTGTGTTATAATAGGTGAAAAGATAAATAGTAAAGGCAAAGTATCTTATACATCAATAAAAGATAGAGCAGAACAGCTATATAATAAGATAGATGAATACTTTGTAATATTAAATGTAGAGTCTCTTAGAGATAATTTAATAATAGATGCTATAAGAGACAGTCAGAATAAGTTTGATTTAATTTGTTTTGATGAAGTCCATAGAGCAAAATCGCCTACATCACAACAAGGTAAAAATTTACTTAAACTTTCAAAAGTAGGCAAACGCCATATTGGAATGACAGGCACTCTTTTACTTAATTCACCTTTAGATGCATTTGTTCCATTAAAGTTTATAGGTAAAGAAAACTCTACATGAACAAATTTTAAAAATTATTACTGTGTATATGAACAAAAATTCGGGCATAATCAAATAGTAGCTTATAAGAATATTAATGTTCTTAAAGAAGAAATAGATTCATGCTCATTAAGAAGAGATAAGTCAATTCTTAATCTCCCTCCTAAAACAATTATTCCAGAGTTTATAGATATGGACTCAACACAGCAGAAGTTTTACGAAGACATGATGAATGGAATTGTTGATGATATTGACAAAGTGAAAATAAATACAACTAATCTTTTAGGAATGATAACTAGATTAAGAC